GGTCTGCTTCTGCCAATCAGATTTAAGCTCGCTGATCTGAGCTTCATACTTCTCCGCCGTCGAGGATCTTCCTCTGGAGTACCCCCAGAACGCGGACGCTATCAAAGCGCCAATGATGACACCGGCAATGGCCAGATTCCTTTTCATCATTCCTGACCCCTCATACAGATCCGATACTCTTTTTCCCGCCGATTCACCAGCCCCGGGTGCTTCTTATTTTTGAAGTAGCACCAGCGCCTGATTTCGGTGCAGGCTCCTTTGTAGTCCTTGCGATTCAGCTTCTTCACGAGTGCCGAGCTACAGAATTTCTTTTGGCCGATGTTGTAGGTTAGACGGAGATAAGCGTCGAGCTCCCCTTCCGAGAGCGGCACTTTGACACAGCGGCTGATCCCTGTCTTCGCCATCTCGGTATCCCGGTACAGTCTCTGGAGCGCCTGCGTCGGCTCAATAGTGTCCCCTTTCTTTACACCGGCTGTTGTCCCCCACCCGATAGTGGGGACGTCTCCTTTCACGGGGACATAGGCGGTTGAGCTATAGCCCTCGTACCCGGCGATCCCTACCAGCGTGGCGGCTGATACGGCCATTGCGGTGATCTGGTAGCGGTTCATAGAAATCCCTCCTGCCCCCTGGTATGAACGCCTTATTTTTTAAAAGCTCGCTATAATGCGATACGTAAGGTCTCTCTCCTTACGTAGGTGGTTTATGGAGTCGGTAGGCTTTCCCCGGAAGAGCACATGCTTTCCCGGGGATTTTTATAGGAATCGACCGCCAACCCAAAGCGTTAAAAGCGCTACTCCGAATGGGACAATCACGCTTTTAATGAATTCCCACGCCTGAGCCCGAACCCGTCTGCGCTCATCAGCGCGGATCCGTTCTTCATCAAAAGCATCCATTCGGTTCTCCAAAGTAAGGACTCTGTTTTCTAGATCTTTGCTATAATCTTTCATGTAGATGTGGTCCATCTATGTGTAGCGTTTCTTAAGTCTCTGTTATGATTCGTTCCATCCCCGAAAGAGCTGCAACTCTTCCGGGGATTTCTTTTAACTGAGAAAGAGCTCCTTCTCTGCCTCTCGCCTCCTCACCAACCCCGGAAGCTCCCTCCCTCCCGTTCGCGCCCAACGCTTGAATTCATACCCCGCATTAATTACCTTGCCGGCATTAAAAAGTTTGAGGAGAGTAGATCTGCGAAGTGCCCCAGCGCCACAGTTGTATGCAAAATCCAACAAAGCGATGAACTGCCCTTGCGTTACAGCGACCCTGACAGATCGGGACAGCACATCACGAAGACGGTAAAGCTCAGACTCCAGAAGCTCGTCTGCCTCCTCTTGAGTAATCTTTATGTCCCTGATGACAGGGTTCCCAGACGCCAGGCGTGTAGAGCCATAACCCACAGTCCATACCCCCGCAGGATCCCGGTAGGAAGTCAGCCGGCACCCCTCGTTCGACTTAATGAAGGGGACCGCAATTGCCGGGTCCCACACCGAAAATTCTTTCTTTTCAGCCATGATCTCTCCTTATTTTGTCAGCCAAAGGACAAGATTCGGCCCGCACACGCCTTTCAATTTCCTGCTCTTTCTGCATATCCATAAGCACACCAACCTCTTGCTTTAGTTTTTGAATTTCAGCTATACTGGCGTTGTGCATAAGTTCCTGTGTGTAAAGTGGAATAAAAAAGCCCTCGGGAGTTCGCTTCTCCCGAGGGTTTTCGTTTGATGGGGAGGATCCCCTATCCTTCTATTTGTCTCTGTGCTGCCGGGGAATCTCTCCCCCGCTCACCACATCTGACGCCATCGCCTCTGACCGCTCTTCCATCGCTTTCAGCATCTTGCGGATCGGCGCCGGGATGATTGACCCATACCCCATGCGCTCAATATTTTCTAAAATGCTGCCAAAGTCGTTCAGGCAGAAAGCAAAGACCGCCGCATCCCTGACACTGACGAAAGGTATGACCGAAGTGATATCCAGCCCATGGCAAAGTGCCACGAGGCTCAGCATGACGATCTTTTTGGTGATGCCAAGGAACCCCGTACGGGAATTCCACTGCCCGGTCTTCATCGCGGCATAAGTACCGCTCAAATAATCGACGACGATAAAAACAAACAGCCATTCAATCGCGTCATCGACCGGGCCAAAAAGAAAGGAGCACAAGGCTCCCAGAATCCCGCCAACCGCCAGAAAAACGCGGGATGAAAAATCAGGAATCAGATCCACCTGTGCCCCCATCAAAGACATTGCTCAGCCTTCAGCAGCAGAATCCGTGATTTCGTCCCCGGACTCGTCGTATGTCTTCTCAATTCCCTTATTGGCGTCCATCCAAACATCAAAAGATATTGTTCGGACACGAGTCTTCGGCACAGAGGCAAGCGCCTCGCGGAGTTTACGCTGAGTTTCGGCGGAGTCCGCAGAATCACAGTTCATGAGAATTTGAACGGTATACCGGTTGTAAACGGTCATGGTTTGCTCCTATTGAAATGTAAAGATTGATATTTGTGGCCCTATGCCGTACGCCGCCACATATTTACCGCAATGTAGGGGTTGCGGACGCTAAACGCCTGCCCACCCCCTGTTGCCCCAACTCCCACCGTGTGCGTGTGGTTCCCTGCGCCGTCGACTCCGACGTTATGCATATGGCTGGCATTAATATTCACGATGGAGGAATCGGTAGCGTAACCGCTGTTTGACGGTTGCTTGCCCGCTCCAAGGCTGCAGACGCCGCTGGCTGTGATGCCAAGACCGCCCGGGTTGAAAGAGCCCGTGAGGTTGGCTGTGTCCGTTCTTGCGGCGTGCCCATGCCATCCCGCCTCCCCCGTCCACGCAGTATGTGCATGAGACGGCATCTCTTCTACCGTCAGTGTGTGGGTATCTGAACCACCCTCACTCCCCACAGCGAACCCACCGCCTGTTGCCACTAAAGCACGGCCAGCCCCAATTGCCACCCAAGTTCCGCCAAAGAGTGTCCCTGGGTCGGTCGAATCAATAGAGCAATAGATAGAACCTACTGGATATGCCGCAAGCTTTGCCTCAGCGACAGCCGCCGCGATCAGAGAGCTCAGCTCATCCTTTTTCGCGTAACCAGCAAGAACAGAATCCGCCTCAATCGCCTGGATGCTCGCCGCTTCCTGAGCTTTCACAGCAGACACAGAAGTAGCCTGCGCGGCCGTTACGCTCTCAGTTGCTGTGGATTGGGTGGCTGTCACAGCCGCTACCGCTTCATTTTTTTGTGTTTGAATCGCCGCTACGGCCGCCGCTTGAAGATCTGTTATCGCCTGTTTTCCATCCGAAACCGTGGTTGCAGCAGAGGACGCGCTGGCCGCAGCATTTTCAGCGTATGTTTTGGCATTAGATTCAGAGGCTGTGATCTGATCGAGGATGTCCTGCGCCTGCTGTTTAACGTAAGCGGCTTCTGTACCGCCTTCTGCGTCTAACTGGGCAACCAGCTCCTCAAGCTTTTTCTGCAAGCTCGCTATGCCTGCCTCGACATCGCCAGAAACAGAACCCCCTGCCGCGGTGACAGCAGAAACCTGCTTACTTCCCTCATCTTGAATTTCTTTGATTTTGCTGGCGGTCTCTGTCACTACCCCGGACGCGCTTTCCGCGGCCGCGTCAGCGCTCGCCTTGGCTTGCGTTGCGAAGCCTTCCGCCGCTGATGCCCTTGCTTTGAAATCAGCAAAAACATCCGCAAGCTGATGAAGATTCTCCGCGCTTGGCTCTAACCCGTTTTGCTCGATAAGAGTAGTGAATTCAACCATCAGCATGTAGTAAAACCATGCCCCGGGCGTTGTCGGCGGCTTCCCCGTTACAGGATCCCCATTGGATGGATAGCCAACAGACGGATTACTGGGTCGCTTCGGCGGCGTATCAGAAGCATCCGCTAAGAATTCAAATTTCATGGTGCCACCTAAAAGAAAATACCTTTATCGGGAAACGGTTCTTCTCGATAACAAAAACCCCGCCACCAGATTGAACTGTCTGAACGGGGTTTGCCTGTTTTATGAAGGTTTAAATATGAATGCAGGGGAGCAGAACCAAAGCCGGAGGCTGTACCGTTCCGGATCGCCCATAAATCGGGTTACTGCGACTGGCATCAAAGTGAACGGCTGCGGTCATGTCCCCTATCCAATTTGATGCGTCTCCGGCAGCTCTCGCGTTCTTCGTTTCCTGCCAAAAAGCTCCGTCCGTGCTGACAGGCTCACAATACATCTGTTGACGACCATCACCTCCGTACTGCGTCACGTTACCTGCAATATTCGGAAGACCAGGCTGAAGATAAGCGCCAACGTTTGAAGTCCCACCCCAAACTGTACGATCTATCAAATAAGGGACATTGAAAGTTGTAGAGCCATTCCCCGCCCCATACTGCGTCCCAATCATCGCAAATAGATTCGGATACCCCGTCCGGCTCACGGCTCTCCCATCACAGACCAGCCAGTTCCCATTAGGGGGAGTGGATTTCGGGAAAAACATAATCATCCCGGAAGGGACCACTTCAACCTGTGAGACTTTCGCCTGAATCTGTGCCGCCACATCAGACAAAGCCTGATTCACGGTCCTGATCTGCGCTTTAATCGCGGCGTCAAGCTGAGTCAGATCCGCCGCGTCGGGAGTAACCCCTCCCCCTTTGATCGCGTTAACGATCTCCTGGGTAACGGCGTTGTACCAATAATCGCCAATCACCGTCGCAAGAACACCCCCCGTAGGGCTGCCGTTTGTCGGATATCCCTCTGAAGAAGCAGAATTCGGCAGCTCCGGGGGATAAGAAACCGCGCGGGACTGATAGACTGATTTCATATTTATTAATCCTCAAAATACCCAAAAATTACATTGGTATGCGCTGGGGCGTAATGCCGGATTACGCATTCAATGACAGAATCCCCCCACCAGGCCAGCGCCTCTTCCGCTGTCCCTATCGCCGTATGCCTCGAAACGGTAGCGCCGGCATTTTTGTAAACATGGACTCTCCACTGCGATGCCCAGCCCACCCCGCTCGCAAACGGCGTTAAAACTGTGCTTAAAACCGTTTGATTAAACAACTCGTCAATCGTGATGCTGTATCCATAGGTTTTTGCCAGATCAACAAAAAACTGAAGACTCTGTGACCCGATTGTTGTAATTTTCTGCAGCAAGGCCTGCCGGAGAATGGTTTCAGTCAACCCATCCGCGAGCAGCGACCCCCAGGCCTCAAGGCAGGAATCAGGAACCCCCCATTGGGTGATCCAATCTTCAAATGTCTCAGAACAAAACCGCGGATCCGCCTCATTAATGAGCGCCATTGCCTGCGAATCTACACGGGAAAACTCCACCGCCCAACATTCAATCAGCATCGCCATTACGGAACCGGTATCATCCCGAGGCCATGCTGGCCCAGGAGGCAGCAGCGCTTTGATATTGGCGTCATATTCAGCTGCGGTTACTGCCATGTGATTTCTCCAACAGTGGGAAGAATCTTGTTCCCTAGCGCTATATTCCCGGCCGGTGTGACGAGCGTGTGGTCTGTCTCACCAACAGCCGCGGAAATAGCGGCTCGGATATGGGACAAATAAATCACCGCGCCCGGTCCGCCTTCCTGCCTGAAAAGTGTCTCCAGAGAGGCTTTTACCGCGGCTTTCACCGTGTCATTGTTAGGGTCGAGCCCTGATATCGTGAATGGAATTGCCTGAATGGTCGGCGCAGATACGGTGACATTAGCCGTAACCGGGCGAACAGAGTCAATGTATGACTGCACTTTCTTAATCATTTCTGCAGAGGGCAGAATGTCGCTGCTGTTATCGCATACGAAACGGATAACCACCGTCCCCGGCCCTCCCTCAAGCGGGTACACCCAAGCCCTGGTTACTCCCTCAATCTCAAGTGCCCACGCTTTGTAATCGGCCGCAGTCCCGGCATGCGGTGGCTCCCTTACCCGCGAAAGCAGACGCGCGCGCAAAGATTCGTCCGTTTCCTCGTCGGCCCCTCCGGAAATGCCCTCTGCCGTCTTGCATTCGCTGGAAATTCCTTCAATAGGAGAAACAAGAACTAACGTGTCGCCCGCCGATACATTGCCTGCCGTCCCCGCAGTCAAAGCTCTGACTGACGCTTTCCCTTCCGAGACCGCGGATGTCGTTTCATATACCGCCTCATTATCAGCCTGCAGCAAGGTTCCCTCCGGTACCGTGGCTCCCTCTTCCAGGACTGTAAAAACCACCGTGCCGCTGGCCAGAGAGGGCTGTTTGCGGACAAGCCCGTAAATAGACGCCCAACGGTCAAGGTACTCCGCCTCTGCTGTATCAAAAAACAACTGTCGGCTTAAAAACTCAATAAAGCCGTGCAGCTCATGGCTCACCCCTGCAAGCACACGCGCATACACTTTCGCGTTGGATCTGCGAAGCTGAGAAGTTGATAACCGTGACTCAAGATCCGCGTCAATGCGGTCAATCAGCGTTTGTAAATTCGGTCTTTCAAATGGCATTTTCAACTTCCCCAAACGTTCTGAAACTGCAGGTTAAGTGTTGCCTGATCAGGTCTTTTTATGACTACATTCAGATTCAGCTGCTCCACCCCGCCTCGTTCCGCGGAAACGCTTACCGATTCCGCTACATGGTCATCGACCAGCCACTGAAGTGCATCCTCGGCATACTCCCTCGCAAGCTTCAGCGTGCTGTCGGTCAGTACCTCTCTGGATAGCAGCCAGAGTTTTGATCCTATTGGCGGCTCATCATCGTTATATGAATCTGCCCACCACCCCATCCTGCTTTTCCCCGGCAGCACATCATCTTCCCCAGCCCGCTTCCAGGAAAAAAGGCTGATGATGATGGAACGAACCAGTGGCTCAGTATCAAAGTCTGAAAGTGTCGCCTGATGCCTGCCGTTTAAGAAAAACTGCATATTTCATCCCCCTCCCAAGCGACAAATTATTCCTGATACAAAAAGCTTTAACCAAGGAAGCGCTCGTCCCCAGAGCCTTATCTTTTGATCCGGATCCAGTAGTTTTAAGATGAGCATGGCTATAATTCCCATGTGTCCTCACCATTACTGAGGTCATAAAAAACCCAGCCAGAAATCCCGTCTGACTGGGTTTATGTTTATTGAATTGTGTTGTAGCTAGACCAAAGCTTTTAATCCCACCTTGATCAGCTCAAGAGTGATCGGATGTGCCCTTCACATCTTTTGATCAGGGGAGCTGCCGCCGTTATGTGTATGGTTATTGTAAGTGTCGCGGATCGATTGCAGCCTGCCCCTCGCGTCATAAATCTGAGCCTTCCCCACGATGTCACCCTCTACTGTGACTGACCCGGAAAATACAGCCGCCGGGGCGTCCACAGCCAAAGTTTTATCCGTCTGGATCCTTATCCCCTCCCGAGCCAGGACGACTTCCTGCCCCTGGTCATCGTAAAGAGCGACCTCCCCGGAAGTAAGGCCTGTCAGCCTGTACCGGCGGTCAGCGACACAAATCGCGATCGAATGCTCTCTGTCCCCATCCAAAGCGACAATAAGCGGTTCAGCGCCGGTCTTCGGTTCAGAAGTGAACCCATACGGCTCAAAATGCTCGACATCATCCCGGAGGTCTCCCGCCATTGTCTCGGCCTGAATAGTTCGCATCTTCTTCCTCCCGGCCGATCCTGTCAGGCGTCCTCTGACTATCAAATTCCAAATAGCGTCTTTAATATCATCAAGCATTACTTTCCCGTCCATGCGGCATCAGCTACCGTCGCCTTCACATAATTCCTGCTGCTACCAGTTTTTGCTGCCGCTTTCTTCGTGGCTTTCTTTGCCATCGCCTCATCAGGAGATTCATTCATCATGACGAAAGCTTCAGGCGGCATCAGCGTCAGCTGGGTTTTGGATCCTCCGGAATCTTTCGTAAAGCTGACCTCTGTAATCAAATACTGAGCATCAACCCCCAAAATAGAATCTTTAACCCGGCAGAGCCGATTAACCTTCCACAGGCTGCCGTCGCTTTGCCGCCACCCCTGCACGGTGTAGTGCAAAGCCTGAGCCTGCCCGCGACGGTACTCGGCCAAAAGAACCGATCTTTGCTGGAGATCCGCGGCCGTGGGAGACCCACTTAGCTTCTCTACGTAATACCGGGGGCGCTGTACCTGACTATCCTCCGTGTACCTGAACGCTCCATTCGCGGAAACCGGATGAGTGCTCCCTGAGTTGGACTGCTGCCCCACCACATAGTAACGGCTGAACAGTTTTGAAGAATCAAATGTCTGATCCCCGGATAAGACGTTTTTCCCTAACTCCAGAGAGTCAGCGGTGCGCCCGCCACCGCCGGGGCTCGCCATTACCAAATCGCCGCTTTCATTATCCGTGATGACGAGGGTATGCTTCTTCACCACGCCATCCAAAATCTTTTTTATGGAATCTGTGGCGGCAATAGCCACCGACGCTTTTGGGTCTTTCCCTGCCTTCTGACGGACTACCGACACTCCATACGGTTTTGCCAATAGCTGGAGCGTCTGCGACACTGTCAGATTCGTGAATTGCTTAACGCTCTTAACCGCCATATATCCTTCGGCAAGATCAACGGTTTTACTCGCCCCTTCTATGGACAGTTCGATACCTTTTTCTGAATACGAGAAATTTGTCTTGGTTACGTATCCGGTCAAAACCAGGTCATCATCAATCTTTACCCGCACCAGATCGCCGATCTTAATTCCTATCCCAGCCCCCGCTGACTCACGGGTAAAACCCACTCTGAACACTCTCGCGTAGCTCAGCAGCTTTGAAGATATGCTGACAAGCTGCCACGCGCGGTATTCTTTACCACCAATCAGAAGTTTTACGACCGTTTGTTCCATAATAAAAAAGCGCCCTGTTCCCAGAGCGCTTAATCCCCCTCCTTAACTACCGTCTCATCGGCACCCCGATTCATTGCATATGTAGGTGCGCCCATTCCTGGTGTCTTCCCAAACCTCCCCAAGACCATTCCTTCCGACCCTTCTCATGTCAAGGAATGAAGGTGGTGTTTCCTTTTGGATAGGCTCCCTCAACCTGACGGTTCCCCCCTTCCCTGCCCTAAATACATATCCGCTAGGGGAAACATAAACCCCGTTTTTATCAAACTTCCCTTTTCTGGAAGCAGCAGTAGCTTCTCCATGCAGGGGCTTATCCGGCGACGAAATGGAGGCCCTTCTCTCGGGAGAATTCCCACCAGCCGAAACGGCAGGTATTGCCACAAGCAAACCTAACAGCAATACGAAAATCTTTCTCATGCTCCCCTCCATCAGCAGAAACACCTCTGCGTAGGCAGAGAAAAGCTTCTCATTTCATCTTACCGCCCGGGAGGGATCTTAAAAAGAAAAATTAAGTACTCAAAAGTTTCAGGGGCTTCGCGGGGACAAACGCCGGTCTTCGAATGCCGTTACGCTCAACAATTTCAGTATCCCGCGCGGCGTCTCCGTAGTAATCATAAGCCAGCACCAGCGCCGGCATGATCTCCTCGGGGGTGTAGTCAATCAGCCGGGCTTTGTTTTCTGCCCGGACCGTCATGTCATTCCACACGGACGAGTAAGCCAAAGAAAGCGCTGAGTACACGCTGTCATCCGACACCTTCAGCATCTCATTATCAATCGCGGAAAGCAGGCTATCACGTACCGCAATCATGTCGTCATAAGCCATCACCTGGGAAGGCTGAGTTTCATCTACCCGATCAAGACCCGTCCCAATGTTGCCTGCCGCCCCAACGGCGTTACTGATACTGATCAGCCGGATCCCCGTGTTAATAGCCTCAACAGCCTTCGCGGTTTCATAATCAGCCGTCCCGGATGGGTATAGGATCGAATCCCTTACATTGAAATCCGCCCCATATGAAATCCCCTGGGCAAGATAAGCCACCCGCCGCCAGTCCCTCACCGTTTCTACAAAAGAACCAAGACCAAGCGAACTCACAAGCGTACTCGCAAAAGCGCCCGGATCCGTCGTCAGAACCGTCGCGGCCACCTTTGCCAGTTCATCCAGCTTATCTAACTTAAACATCGTGGCGAGCGATTGTATCCCCTCATTTTTCAGGGCCGACTCAAGCTTTCCCACAATGTTACTGACCACAAAATCCTGAGCCCCTGACAAGTCAATTGCCGTGCCCACATAATTCTGTGCCGCCTCAGCTATCCCATCCGCTTTAATACAAACATCATCGTGCGTACTGATTGCGGCCGTTGGGAAGGACAGCTCACCAGATTCCACGAACGTAATTGAAATCTGCGCCAGCCGAAGCCTTGTTGTGTACGTTACCTGGCTGACAGATTGAGGCGTCGCTGTCATCCTCCCTACCCACGGGTCTACCAGTTCGCCCCCGCCCTGCGTCTCGAGCGCCTTAACCAGCGCGCTCATACGCTCGACATAATCCCTCCCGGTCGTGAACGCCTCTACCGTTACAATCCGGGCGGCCCGCCCTAGATCCTCTACAAAAGGTTTGTCTTGCTGAGGGTATTCAAAAAGCACCACTCGCCGTCCCACTTTCAGCTTTGTACTGGTGACATAGAACGGAACTCCGCGGTACGACGCATCCATGAGATTTTTCTGCGCTCCTGTTGCTGCCGATGATACTGTCATTTAGAAAGAATCTCCCGGGTCATAACTCTTCGCGTCCGCCGAAATATTCATGTTGCGGGCATCCAGATTATCGATTCTCGCCTTTGCCCCGTTTTCCCCAACCACATGAATCGTCATGCTGCCAACTCCAGCGGCCGGAGATGAGGGAGAACCACCGGTAGCAGGGACTCCTGGGACCGCGGGCGCAGGTGCTGTTCCTCCTCCGCTCCATCCGACAAGATCTTTCAGCCACGACGGCGCCAGATTGGCCAGCGCGTCAAGCTTCGACATAATCCAGTCAAAAATCGGCTGGAGGATAGGTTTCAAGGCATCCCATGCCGCGCGAATAGGAAACGTAAGCGCGACAAAAGCATCGCGTACCATCCCCGCCAAAAACACAAGCGCTCCGCCTATCACTCTGATAACCGGAGAAAGCCCACGTATGATCGCGGAAATGGCGTCAATCGTTGTCCCTATGGAAACAGCCAGCACTCCTGCAAAGGCCAGGAATACCGTTTTCAAAACACGGATAACCGGCCCCGCCACCTCATAAAATTTTGCGGCGAGTATGCGCAGTTTCTCCGAAATGACGTCCCAGTGCTGATAAATTACAGTCGCCAAATACACAACCGCGGCAACAGCCCCCGCGATAAGAAGCCCCGGGAGCCCGAAAGACGCCATAAAAACGACTCTCACCCCATTCAGCGCGCTGACAAGCCGGGCGACGCTCATGATAAAACGTCCGATGCCCATGCCCGCCAATACAGCGAGAATCGTGTTCACCCCACCGATAGCGTTAAACACCCACCCAAAAGCGCTGATTACCGATGAAATTACTGTAATGACGGTGTCCCAGGGAACGCGCTCCAAGGCGTCAGAAAATGCCTGAACAGCCTCCGCGATCTTCTGGCTGATCAGCTCTTTGTTTCTCCCGATCACATCTTCCAGACGTTCAACCACCCGTTTGATGACAGGGGCAAGCCGCGCGCCAATGGTCGTCTGCAAAGCTGAAAGTGACATATGGAAAATATCCATTGTGTCGCCAAGCTCAGCTGCCGCCTTGACGTCATCAGAACTGACAACAATCCCCAGCTCTTCAGCTTTCTTTGACATTTCGTCAAGCCCGGCCGCCCCGTCCTTCATCAGAGGGATCAGCCTGGCGGCCAGCTTGTCGCCAAAAACGTCCGTAAGAATCTGAAGCCTTGTCGCGGGATTCTCATTAACCTTGATCGCCTCAGAGAGTTCCCGAAATACCGTTGCGGAATCTTTAACGTGGCCCTTTGCGTCTTTCCATGAAACGCCCAAATCAGAAAACAGTTGGGGAAGATTTTTATTTTCCCCACTCGCGGCCTTCCCCATCTCCCCGGAGAGCTTGGAGAGCGCCCGATCCATTTCTTCGGCTTCCATCCCGGAAAGTTTCGCGGCAAACCGAAGCTTCTGCAGCGCTCCGGTTCCTACCCCTGCCCGCTGAGATGCCTTGTCAATTGCGTCTCCCAGCTCGATAAACGTCTGGACAGAAGAAGCCACAGAGAACAGCCCCGCGCCGCCTACTGCCATCAATGGCGCGAAAACCTTTGAGGCAACGTCCCCAGCGGATCGGCTCACTCTGTCAAAAGCCCGATCAAGGCTCCTGAGATTCGTCCTGACTTTCTTCAGTTTCTCGGATATTTCGTCCTGGCAGGCAAGAACAGTTTTCAGCGAGAATACTTTGTTTGTTGCCGCCATCGTTCTTCCTCTTCGTGAATCTCGTTTGCCTGATACAGCAGTTCCTGGATGTCAGACAAAGGCCGTTCTTCAAGTTCAAAGGGGTTGATGCCCCACCAGTGCGCCAGCTGGAACACCCGCCCCCTGAACTCTTTCTCACTTATTCCGGCGCACCACCGAAAAAACCAAGGACCAGCGCCATCAGCCCAATAAAATCAGAAGCCGAAATCTGATCCACAGTAGACGGAGGAATAGCCGCCAGCCGCTCGATATAGTCGTAAACAACTGCCGCGTCGACACGCTTCTCCCCGGTAATCGGGAAGCCAAGCACCTTGATGTCCTTAGCGGTCGGCTCGCGCAGCTCCAGTACTTCAATCGTGTCTTCGCCGCGCTTGATCGGCGCCGTAAGTTTGAATTCTGCCGCTCCCATCAGGACCACGCTCCTTTAACGCCGGTAAAAGTCAGCTCAATTGTGCCTTCTCCGGTTTTGTAGCTCACATCACCGGAAACAAAAGCGTCAGAAAGCGTGTAAACCTTCCCTGTCACCAGTTCCGCGGTGACAGTGAACTCCGTCCCATTCAACAGTTTCTTCAGCGGGAAATCCGCCGTAACATTGAATGTCCCCGAAATAGTCGGGGCAACCGCTTCCTCCGAATATCCGGCAAGCCCGGTAGACCCCATAACAGCCTCCCGCTTCACCTCCGCGGACTGAATGGAAATCGAATTGGAACTGACAGAAAGCTGCTCTCCGTCAACCTTCAGGTAACACGTACCCGCAATGCCTTTAGCCATTTTCTAAATCCTCATTCGTTGTACTGAAGACGGAACTGAACCAGTGTCGCGAAAATCCGCAGCTGATTCACAAGATCGGGCGGCAGGAGTACATCTACCCGATTCGGGTCTGACGCGTTTCTCTCAACAATCAGGTTTTCAGCAAATGCTTCCGCGTTCTCGACAATGCCCTCTGTCTCCAGGCGGGAATACATGGCGATAATTTCTGATTTGATTACAGAAGGCGTAACAATCGCCTGGCCGGGGCCGTAATGCGTCCCGTCATCCGCCAGTTTGCAGCGCGGATACTTAGACGTGACAACACTCTTAAGGCGCCGAATGATGTAAGCCAAAGAATGGAGTGTGTTGCTGTCAAGATAACTGGTATCAGCGTCCCCCAGACTATTTGTCTGATAGGTCGTAATGCAGCGCTCAATTCTCACATACCCACCCGCGACATAACTGGTCGCGATTCCCGATGTAAGCAGTGTCTGCTTCTCGGTAAGGGTAAATCTCTTCCCAATTGGAGAAGGCGTAATCCCAACCAGTTCAAGCGTCTGAAGCGGACGCGCCGGATCATTCTGAATAGCCGTGAGGCAGCTCCCGACCAGCGCCCCAAGAACCTCAACCGCGAGACTCGGGCATTTCGGCTCAACGGCCATCACCGTTAAGTGCTGGTCATTAAGCCCTTTCCCAACCGCCTGAAGGTTACTGACGGTATCACGCTTCGCGGTATACACATGCCCATAAATCTGCCGGATAGGGCTCCACCTGCCGGTTTTGTCATTCATTTCCGTGGTGAAACTCGCAATATGAGCTCCATCCGCGTATGGCATGGCGATGAAATCATACGATTCATCCCCCATGGCTGTAATAACTGCCTCCAGATCGACCTCTCCCGATCCCCCTGACAGAGTGGCAACTTCGCACGCAATGCCTTCAGGCAGTTCCTCCCCCGCCGCATATCCTTGGAAGTTCAACTGCAGAGCAATGTCATTCCCATATGCGCCGGTATTCTTTGCCTGGATCGTGACAACACCTTCTGACGCTTCAGCCGTTACCGGCAAATCGGTTTTGGCGTTAATCCCCGCAGTGACCGCCTTCGCAACTGCGGCAGCGTCTGAGGAGTTCGGGATATTAATAGCTACGCAATCCGCCCCAATGTAAACGTAAACCGTTCCCGCCGCCGTGACCGTCCCGGAAAAAGTGAGGGTTCCTGATGCTTTCTTCCCGCCTTCCGGGTCGGAGACAGCAATAGCCCATACTTCGCCGACGCTGTTATTCTCGCGGAACGCTGAATTCATCCGCGCCAGCATCGACCCATGGCCAAAAAGCTCTTTCCCCTGGCTGTCACCGGTAACCAGAACCGGGACTCCGTCTTCTGCCTTGCCACTGGATACCTTCTGCCCAATCAGAAGCGCTTTCAGGTTGTTTGACCCGATATTCGCCTGGGAATTATCAATCTCAGCATAAAAAAGCGGGACTCTGACCCCGCTGGGAATATTTGAAAACGAAATTGCCATTTAAGACCCCGCTTTTTTGTCTAAATTAACCTTAAAACTTACTGCATCAACCCAGTCCGCCGGGGCTGGATCAATTTTCGAATCAATACCTTTCAAATCAGGCAAGCCATCAAGCTCCCGCCCATGCCCCGTATCTGCGTCAACAACGTCGTAAGAAACAGAGAAAGACAGCTGAAGCGCCAGCCGGGCCCGATTAAGATCCGGATCTGAATAGCCTTCATAGACAATCTCATCCGTCTCGGCGGTTGAGGTTCCTAGAATCGCTTTGAAAATCTCAGCCTTCAGATCTTCAATCGCGTCAAAAGCATCCTGCCCTCGTTCCTGATCAGTTGTAGATACCAAAATAACAACACAAAAGACCTGTTTGACACGCTGTCGGTAATCGGTCCCCATGCTGTCCATGTCTTCCCCGATCTCAGATACCGGCAAAACAAAGGCGCAAGGCATCGGCAGATTGGTAATATCAATGGCCGCGTATTCCGCCGCTCCCCCAACCCGCCTTTCAAAACTCGGGCAGTAGGCTCTAAGAGCTGAAATGATCGTCGCAAGCTTCATCCCGATATGATCCCCGGCTTAAGTGCCTCATCAAGAATTTCCGCCATATCTTTCTGATACGCTTCATTCCCGTATTGATTGGCCGCCTCAACAATCCAATTTTTACGAGGAGCCGCTACCTTTTCCCCGTGCCTCTTTTTGTGCTGCTGCCGTCTGTCCGGCTTACGAAGCGCGTTCCTGTCCGCCCCCGGCGCTCTATGCCCCCAATACACAAAGGCGGGGTAATAAGCTCCCCGCTCCCGAATGCTGTTGGTCATATAGTTGGCAATACCAACCGAAAACCCTGAATGGGACACCCGGTACTTAATCGAGCTTCTGAGTTTCCCCGTACTCATCCCCGGGAATTCGTTCGCCTTCGAAACCCCTCTGGTACTGACGTTCTTCTTGGCCATCCCCTGGACTTTCTGCCCTATCTTTCGGAATGACCGTTTCAGTACCTTGGTGTCAAAATCGACAAAACGGAAGGGCTTCCGGAACCGAACCGAAAACTCAAGCGCAGATGCTTTATCCATGGAGTGCCTCACATTCAAGTGCGGTAAATCTCCCCACCCCATTCATGTCAGTGACGCGCCGGACGCGATACGTAATCCCATCGCAATCAAGCTCAATCATCCGTTTCAGACTTGGAGGGGTCGTCTGCAGTGACTTTGAGTACCGGATAATGAATCGATCTGTCACGGTTTCTTCAACATTCACCGAGTCCCAGTAATTCTGCCCGCCCACTATTTCGTGCTTCGCCCACGCTTCCAGCATCAATACTCGCTTTTCTGAAAGCGCCGAAGCCCCCGAAGAAGAGAACGCAACGTTATAAATCGCAACCCGCCTTCTCATTTCGCCAATCTGAGGCAGTTTCATGGGCTACCTCCATGTGCGATAGGGGTCCAACAGACGGTCGACGAACGGGTTCTCGATCAGGTTTTCAGCCTGGGCGGCCTCTCGATGCTCGTAAAAATGAGCGGCCTGGATCAGAATCCACTCCCGAATACCCGCCGGAACGCCCGAAGGGCCCGTTGCATAGCCTTCGACGCCGTCCCGGGTAATAATCCCGCGCTGAAGCTCGTGCTCGGCCATCTGGGTGCAGGCAAGGCAAAGAGAGGCGATCAGAGAATCGTCCTCCGAGTGGTCCACGCGGAAATGACGCTTCGCTTCTTCAAGCGTGACGCCGCTTTCCGCGGTGCTGGTATCAATTCCAGTGAACCCGGTTTCTTCCATTACGACGCCTTAGCAGTGGTTTTCCGCGTTTTAGCGGCAGTTTTGGCGGTTTCTTTCGTCTCAGTCTTCGGTTTAACAGCCGCGATTTCCGCAGCGCCCGAATTGATCAGAGACTGAGCGACAACGCCAGACACACGAAGCACCGCGCCGGTTTTCACGAATCCAACCGGTGTCAGCGCATCCTTTTTCAAAACAATCTCTTTTTCCATAGAAAAACGCCCCGGAAGTTATTAGCCTCCAGGGCGTTCGTCAGTCAGCTACAGGGATCACTCGGCCGGGACGGTCAGAGCACCGCCGCAGAGAGCGGCCGGACGCTCAATACCAAAGCCCAGACGGCGTTCGGCGCGGATAGTAATCAGGTTCTTCTGGACGTTGTCGCTATCCTGCTCGAAGAGCTCAACCGTGAGACCCTGACGCGCCCAGACGGTGCCGGCGGCCGTAAAGTCACCGACCATGAACTGGTCGACCGCGACGGCCTGAGTCGTGATGACCGGCAGACCCCAGAGTTCAGCCGGAGCCACGGTAGCCGGGTGACCAAGGTAGTAGTCGCCATTGGCGTTCTTCAGCATCTGGAGACGGGACCAGTTCAGCGGATTCAGCAGAATCGCGGACGGACGGTAGTACGCCTGCTCGATCTTGGTCTTCGCGAAGAGGATCAGATCCAGAAGCGACGCATTCTTGGTGCCGAGATCAGCGAGCGTGGCACCGTGAGCGGTGTAATTGCCGGTATTGAAGATACCGGACAGGTTCTGACCGAGGCCGTCACCCTTCGTAATCTGGTCTTCAACAGCAAGATCCACGCCGTAGACAATGCGCTGGTTGATGTACGCCTCAAGAGCCGGCGCGTCTTCCATCAGCTGCTTCGAAATACGGGCAAGGTGAGCAATCGTCTTCACCGTACCGGAAACCAGCTCAAAGCCGGTGGAGCCAAACGGCTTCTGAGTGCCTTCAGCAATGAACGCGGCACCATTCACAAAACCGTCGTCCTTTTCCTTCACGTACTCGTAAGCGTTGCTGGCAACCGGGATGGTCGGGAAAAGAGTCTCAATCGTGAACGGGCGGAAGGCACCGGTCAGAACGCCAGGACGACGATAGGCGGGAACAACACCGCCGGTCGGGGTCGTAATCGGATTCCCAGCAGATTCCTTCACCTCAGCCACTTCCATACGGGCCTTGGTGGCAGAACCTTCAGCAAAAGCCTTCAGAGCGCCGGATTCAGCAACCTGAGCGCCAACAGACTTCGCTTCAGCCTTGGGAGCCATAGCCTTGACGGCGTTCTGCTGCACTTCGATCAGCTGGCGGGAGAGTTTCACCTGCTCGTCGCCCAGACGCTTCAGCTCAGCCTTGTTTGCCTCGGAGGTATCCTTCATCTTGCCTTCGATCCGGTCGAGGGCGTCAGAAATTTCCTTAAGTTCCATGATTTTTCCTTGAGAATTAAAGTGACTGCTCGAAGTTTTTCAGCTTCTTGAGCAGTTCCTGAGCCGCTTTTTCCTCGGCCTCGGCATCCCGCTGAGCCTTAAAAAGCGTTTTGCACCGGGCGATAAGGCCCTGCACTGCCGAGCGCGAGAACCGGCCTGAATCCCTCAGGAAATCCTCAAGCTCGCGAATTGTTTTAATGCCTGCGATGTCCTCGGCCCGGACTTCGGTCACCCGGGCGTAGTTGTCGGCGGGCAGAGCGACAACGGAAATCTCGTAGAGCCGGGAGATGTTCTTGATCGTGCGGCCGTATGCGCTGTCCGTCTTCTCTTCGTAGTCGCCTTTGTCAACCGAAAAGCCGATCGAAAGGCCGGAAACGGAGCCGTCTTTGAGCGCGGCAAGCACTTCGTCCGCCTTGGCGCTCCCCCGGGTGAGCTGGCCGGTCACAAGCAGGCCTTTTTCGTCCTCCTGCATCGTGAGCCACTTGCCGATCGGGATGCTCGACCAGTCGTGTCCGTAAAACATCACGGGCATCTGGCCGCCAGCGATCACGGACTTGTACGCTCCCGGGAGAATCGTGTCCCCGTAGCTGTCCGTGTTGCCGAAAGTCGACGCGTATCCGGTGAAGAGGCGCTTGTCTGCGTCCAGCTTCATCTCGGCCGCTTTGATGTCAAAATCCTTAAATTCCATTTTTACTGGCTCCCGTAGTCGCGTCCGGGTTCTTTCCCAGCTGATCAACCGGGACGTAATTGCTCATGGTCGTGAGCACATCGCAGCCTTTTTCTGGCGGCAGATTCTCCTGCTCGCGGGCCTCGTTTCTCGTCATCAGACCGCCCTCGACCATCGTCGTGTAGTATTTGGCCCGGGATTCGGACGACCCGCGCAGGAAGGCGTCCGTCTTGAATTCGATCTCTGTTTCCTCGTCGCCCGTTGGTATCAGGCGCTTAGAAAAAGCCTGTTCAAGCTGAGTCAGGAGCGGATTGATCGTGAATTTGTGGAATCCGTCCACCAGCTGTTCGATCCCGGAGCCCCAGGTGCTCTGTCCGGACGACCCGACAATCACCGCTGGAACGCCGAACCAGCGACAGATCTCCTCAACCGAGAACCGCCTCGTCTCAAGTAGCTGTGCGTCCGCAGGATTCAGGCTCAGCTGAGCGTACTTAAGGCCGCGATCCGCGATCAGAAGTCCGCCCGTGGGATTCGACATCTGCTCCCCGAAGCGCTGAATCAGCATCGCCATCTGCTCGGGGTTCAGCCTGGAGTCCGTCTGCAGGACGCCGGTTGGCTTCGATCCCTTTCCGAAGAGGTTGTTGGCGTTTTCCTGCGCGTGGATGCTCTCGTTCATGGACGAGCGCATGAAGGCAAGCTTCGCAAGCCCGATATAGCCGTTCCCGAGTCCCTTCCAGTGGATCACGCTTTCAGGAGCGAGAATGGTCCTAACACCGTCCTGCGTGTACACGAAGACCATGCCGCCGGCCACAACGGAAGTCTCCATCTGGTCCGCGGCGAGCGGGATAAGGGCCACAGGCTCGTCTCCCGCGCCCCAGACGATCTGGGCGTAGGCGTTGCCTCGCAGAAGCCGGTTCATGCACATCGTGCTGATGAAGTCGGCTGGCGTCATCCATTTGTTGGGCCTGTCGTGCAGCAGAAACCAGAGCGGAGAAGCCCTGAACGGCTCCCGGCCGCCGGAAGGAAGCCGGCGGTACACGCAGACCGGGAGAGAGCTGATCGTGCTCGAAAGCAGTTCAACGCAGGCGTAGACGGTAGAAATCTGCAGCGCGGCATCGGCCGGCACAGGCTTCGTGTTGTCTATGATCGGGGACGTCGGAAGGGGTATCTGCTGGCCTGAAGCCGTCCCCAGGGGCCCGCCCCACGAGGCAACCCAGTTGATCAATCGCTGTAGAAACATAGATGTAATTACCAGCTCAAAAATGTGCCCGAGGGAGAACCTTCAAAATCCGCATACTCGTCGTCGCCAGACTCCGCGCCAAAAAGCGCGAGGATCAAAGCAACCGGCCCGTCGATCTTCTGCTCGTAGCGCTCCTTACGCGGGAAAATATTGTCTTTTGCGTCTACCCTCGCCACCACGTTGCTCATCATCCAGTCCATGACCGGATTTGCCTCATGCGCGAGCCTGTGGTCGAGCACAAGGGCCTCAAGCGACTTCATCGGGCTCGACACGTTTGCGACGACGACAGAGCACTCCACCAGGGGCGCCCCGGAGTCATCCAGGTCGTTGATCAGCTGCGTGGCGTGCCACGGGTCGTAGACAATGCCGAGAACGTTGTACCGGGAGAGATCGTCCCGGATATCCTCTTCGACCACGTTGTAATCAGTCATGGCCCCTTCGGTCACGTGAATCTGGCCCTGATCGGCCCAGCCCTGATACTGCGAGTTGACCGAATTCTGAACCGCGTTGCGGGGCAGATAGAAGTCCGAAAAAACCGTGTAGCGGGGCTTGCCGTCCTCGCCCTCCTGGGGAAACAACAGCACCTTCGCCGTCATATCGCTTTTCGACCCGAGGTCCAGCCCGATGTAGCAGTCCTTGCCCTCGAAATCCTCTCTCCGCAGCGAGAAATCGCCGCCTTTCTGCCATTCCGGCATGTTCATCCAGGAGGACGCGGCAGAGCACCAGACATCGAGATGCTTCGTCTGAAAGTTACCGGCCGCTGAGGGCAGCGCAACCGCTTTTTTCTGCAAAGAAGTGACCATCTCCGGCATGACAGACACGCCCCAGTTGGGATTGGCCTTCTCAAGCGCTTCGACGCTCTTCCAGTCGTCTCCGGCGTCCAGCCCGTAGATGGTTCCGAACTGCGTTTCGTCGGACACCGTGCCCTCAAGCACCTCCCGAACCATCGTCCGGACCTCGTAGCAGATGCCGGAAGTATCGAAACCGGCGGTCGTAATGACCCACATCAGGCTGTTTTTGCGCTTGCCAAGACTGGTCTCGACAACGTCATAAACGGCTCTGGTCTTGTGGGCGTGGAGCTCGTCGATGATGGCCAAATGGGTATTCAAGCCGTCCAGCGTGCTCCCTTCGGCCGATTTGGCCTGAAAAGTGCTGTTCGTCGACTCGACATAAAGCGAGTGCGCCAGTATTTCAAGGCCAAAATGCTTGCAAAGGGACGGAGTCTGCTGCGCCATGCGCTTAGCGTCGCCGAAAACAATGCCGGCCTGGTCTCTGGTTGTGGCGAAAGAATAAACCTCGGCGCCCGGCTCATGATCAGCCAGCAGGCAGTAGAGCGCAACGCCAGATGACAGGCAGCTCTTTCCGTTGCCCCTGGGGACCTCAATGTAAACACGGCGAAACCGTCTCCCGCCGTCTGCTCTGCGCCTCCAGCCAAAAATTGTGGTCAAAATCCAAACCTGCCACGGCTCGAGCCTGATTTTTTGCCCGGCGAGCTGTCCCTTCGTGTGCGGAAGCAATTCGATGAAACGGCAAACAAGAGAGGCTTCCTTTTCATCGAAGTAGTAGGCCGATTTCACCCCGGAATACCGCTCAAGATCGCGGTTTTGCCGGCGAACAGCCAGCTTTACGAACTCGCAGGCCGGAAGTTCGCCATTCAGCACACGCTCGCCGTAATCCCGGGCAATCGCGCAATATTTACGAGGTGAAGTCCGCAAAATCTCCATCCTTTTCCGGCGCTGCGTCCGCGGGCGCGTGCGCGCGGGCGACCGGCGTGAACCCTAATTCCTTCTCCAGCTTGATCAAGGACGCCAGAAGGGCCTGCATGGCCGTGAACTCCGGGCTCAGCTTCCTGCCGCCAGACTTCTCGTCGACGCCGTAGAGCGCACCGTGCTCAACCGCCTTGGCCATCTTCCGCCACAGGGCGTACGTGCGGCACCATTGCTCCAGCGCTGGCCCGTCAACCACCGACAGGCGGCCTTCCGGGGCGTTTTTGACAGCCAGAGCCCACGCTTCCTTCGCGTCCCCCGGCACTCCCACCGGCGGCTCTTCGCTCAGCCGGTCCTTGGCCACCGGGATCGTCCTGACGTTCATGCGGCATTTCTGCAGCGTGCCCCTGGCGGCCTTCTCAGCATCGGATTTTTTAGGTCTCGGCATAGTTCAAACTTGAAAAGCACGTGCAAAAAATTGGCTAAGGGCGCGGTCTAGAGGCCTTCGCCCGTTACTTTTCGACCCCGGGGGGTGGTTTGGTGCGAGGCCATCGTGGTAGTGTTGGGGTGTCCAGATCCATCCCGCCACGAGGCCCCGCATGGAAACAATCCTTTCATTCATAAAGGCGGTCGCGTCAGCCGCCGTACAACTTGTGAGGCTTGCCATGTCGCTTAGAGCCTGCGGCGTCAAGTTCTATCCGCTCGTATCAAGGAACAAAGACGGAACATATTTAGTTGAAGCGTGGCTCAAACCCGGACGAGATGAAGTCCGCTTCGACACCTTCACAGCCAAAGGCTGCGACATATGGACATCGCCAGACAGCTTTGCTCCCGCATTCAAGGACAAGGCCCCGATCAATGTGATCATCGCTCCGGCTTATAACGGAACCGGAGACTCTTGCTTCACCGTAAGGATCAGGCCTCGCTCGAACATGGATGTCGTCAAGCTCAGCATCAAAGGCGGCTGGCTCAACCAGCTTAACGCTTCACGATATTTGGACAACCCGGACTCTAAGATCCACGCTGCCGTCCTGTAGCGACGGTCTCTTAGTGATTAAAAATGGAGCTGAAGATGCTGGATACAAGTCCGGCCTTTTCATCTTCGAAATCATATTGCTCTGGTTCTTCAGAGAGCTTCTCTCGAACAAACTCGCCATCAAGATACAGCAGAGCACCGCAATGGATGCACCGCAGCGCTATCCGGTTCGCCGTCGCGAGGGAAGAGCTGTCGTACTCCCAGGCGAGCTCGCCGCAAACCGGGCAGGTCAGGTGTCCCTTTTCGGCAAAGGACTGCATATAGTCCCGGAATTTTCGTTCAAGGTCTTCCTGATCCGCGCCTGATGCCATTACCAAACCCTCCATCCTCTCTGGCCGTCTTCTTGCTGTGGCATTCGTGGCACAGGGCCTGCAGATTGTCCCAATCCCAGAAAAGCTCCGGATCGCCTTTGTGCGGCCGGATGTGGTCTACGTCTGTCGCTGGCGTGATACGTCCGCGCTTCCTGCATTCCTCGCACAGCGGATGTTCGCGCAGGAATGCCATCCGTCGTTTCTGCCACGAGTAGCCGTAGCCCCGCTCGGTGGAAGAGCCAGCCCTCTCGGTTCTCCGCTTGTCCCTCGCGGCCTTCAGCCTGGCATCGCGCTTCTCGCCCTTCTCCTCATGCCGCCGGCAGTACCGAACGCCCAGAGGCACCGGCGTATGGCAGCCTGGGTAAGCGCAAATATGCAATAAAGCCATCTTCAGCCCTTCCTGAGGGGCTCCGAGACGAAATTAGCCAAGGATTTGGTTTCTAGCACAGATCCTTTGACCATAACCTCCCCAAAAATTCGGACTTGATCCCCGCCTATTTCAACCCTGGAGTCTTTGCCCAGCTTAAGGATGGCCTTCACACCTTTTCTGCTGTTTTCGTTTCTCTCCACGCGAAGTCTCCCGCACAAAAAAATCCCCGGATCTGCGTACGGATCCGAGGATGGAGTTGTATATCTGGAGGAGTTAACCAGCACCTACACGCTGTTTCTTTCGGGCACAACAAGAGAGCCAACCGGCTCTCCAATCGTACTTCTTGCGTCTTTCGCTTACTGGTACCCTCAATTGTATCCCATTATTTTATTTTTTCAAGAGCAATCCCGAGCGTAAAACTCCAGGATATTAGAAAGCATGACCGAAGCGCTGTGGATCTCCTCATCGAACCTTCTTTTGCTTAGCCCCATCGCCCGGCCAATTCTTCCTACCGAGAGAGACGGGCGAAGGTAGAGCGCGCAAACCATAAGCCTGTACTTCTCCGGATAGAGTGGAGAACACAGCGCTCGCTCAACCCTGGCGGCGTCTTTTACATCTACAGGGCTGCAATCTTTCTCACACTCGTTCGCTATGCCCCTGCCTTCCGCTCCGTACAGGGCGATCATCTTCGCAAGCCACGATGCGCGTAAGCATGATCGGTCCCTGTAAACTCTCGCCCAGTTCTCAAGCCTTGCGTTCAGATCCCGGTCTTCGATCACGTATCTCTCCCGTCAGAACTCATCAACATCCCATCCACCGCCGTTCTTTTTGGCGCGCGGATAGACAACCTTCATCGCGAAAGGGAAGGAAGTCGCAACCACTTTGACCTTGCACTTCGCGTCGTCAAAGAAGACTCGCGGGCTGCCCTTGACCTCATGCAGCTCCAGTCTCCCATCCGGCAGGAGAACCATGAAGTCCGGCGTGTACCAGCACGATCCGTCGGCTACCTTGAGCTTTAAGCTTTCGAACCAGTAGTCAACAATCCGACCGGACTGCTTCTCGGCTTCGAGGTACTGTTCATAGGCCGACTCTGTTCGATTGAGCTCCCCTTTTTTCATCCGGCCTTTCGCTCTGAGAGCCGTGAGGCCGTAGTTCTTGTGCTGCGTCTTAAAAAACATCCCTCAGGCCTCCTCCATCTCCACATGTGTATAAAGCTCGAGGACTTTCTTCAGGGTAGCTTTAGCGTCTTGAAGGCCCGGATACCCTTGGAGGTGTGGATACTTTTCGTAAAACTTGTAGTCACCTATGAATTGCTCAAGCGCGTAGATAATCGTCAAGAGATCATTCTGGCTCAGCTTTTTTGCCATACCTTCCTCCTCTCCCCATCAAAACGGGACATCCTCGTTAGGGGCAGATGGGGCGTTCCGCGGGAGATCTCTCCCCTTCGCCGCGGCGTACTGGGCTGCCGTAGTGGACGCAGCAGGCACCGTTCCCTGAGGCTTTGCCCCCAGCTGCAGGGACTCGCAGATAACCTCTGCCGCGTAACGCTCCACTCCCTGCTTATCGGTGTACTTCCGTGTATGCAGCCGCCCCTCGATATAGACCTCAGAGCCTTTCACGAGATACTGCTGAGCGACTTCCGCCGTTTTCCCAAAAACCACGACGTTATGCCACTCGGTCTCTTCTTTCTTTTCGCCATCCCGACCCTTGTATCGGCGGGTAGTGGCAAGCGCGAGGCGGCAGATTGCCAGCCCCTGCGCGTCGCTCGTCTTGGGGTCTCTCCCCAGGCGACCCAGAAGGATCACACGATTTACTGATGCCATGCTGTACTCCTATCCTTACCTTTGATACCGTTTCCCGGGGCAAGAAGGCGCCTTCCTGCCCTCTCTTCTCCCTCGCCGCCCTTCTGTACTGAAAATCTCATTTCGAAGCTCCTGGCGCGTTTAAATTAGGATGAGAGAAAGAGGAAGCCTTCCCCTTCATCGCCACCTCCCGTGCGGCTCTCGCCCGGCAGGCTCTCTCCCGGCACTTCTTCTGCTGTTCGTGGCGCTTGGCTCTTTCCTTCTCCAGCTCCTCGACCGCTCCCGAGAGAGTCTCCGCGATAAATCTGTTTGAAATCATTTCTTCGCGTCCTCAAAGCCACCCGTCGCCGCCCGCCACATTCAGAGCGTCCGCCTGATGAGATCTGGTGAGATCTGCCCCGCTCAGATTCTTCGGCATCAGCTCCATCAGCTGGCGCTCAGGAGAAAGACAGAACTGCCCGCTCGACTTTTCGTACCAAAGCTTCTGCTTCGCTACCGCACCAGTCTTCCGCTGCTTATCAAGGAGCAGTACCGTGTCAGGCGCCTGATCCCACCCGGCGTTTTTCGTCTTCAGCTCAACCGCTTTCTTTTCCTTCGGGAAATTCCGGAAAACAATCACCACGTTATCGGCAAGATTGCTGATATCGGCAGACCCTGAGATGGAGTAGCGGTCAGGAAGCTTTTCTTCGTCATGATCAGCGTTCGCTTTTCTGAGATGCGCTACAAGGTGGACATGGACACCAGTCTCAACCGCGATCCGCTTCAGCTGCTCGGTAATGTGGCGCTGAGTCTGAAAGAGCTGATCGCTCGAGTGCCCGCCCGTCAGCATCATGAGGTTATCAACGAAGACATGCCGGCAGTGTTTGACAGCAGCGGCATAAGCCACTGCGTCAAGGGCATACCCGGGATCGATCGCCCCGCGGTTGCGGTATACCCAAAGAAGCCGCTCACACCAGTCGAAGAACTTCTCCACCTTGCCTGACTCCCCGATGGAGAGACCGCGGCCGTAAGCCATACGAACCATCTGCATCACGGTGTCCTTCGGCGCCATCTCGAAGGAGAGAAGGCACACGGCGCGCTTCTTCATCATCATTGAAAGCGCGACCTGGGACATCAAAGCGCTCTTGCCGGCGCCGTTATTTCCCGCCCACACAGTGAGTTCACCTGGTCTCATCTGAAACCTCGGGATCACAGGACAACTAACCCCGCTGTTCCTAAGAGGATGATCCACCTCTTCCATAAGTTCAGCCTGCATCGTTGCGGCAAGGACGATATCTGGTGATGGGTCCTTCCCTGACCAAAAGCCTTTCACGTCTTCTGGCTTCAGAAGGAAATTACCTGCGTTCATAAACTGCCCCTCCATAATTTCTGATGTATCTCTCTGCCTTGGTATCTCCATGAGCCGCAAAGACGACAATAAGAGGAAGCCCCGAAAAGATTCCTTCTCTGGCTTCCAGCATTCTCTTCATCCCCTCTTCACCGTCGTACATAACGTGTACCATGCGTCCTTTAATGAACCTCTGCCAATCAATGACAGAAAGACGGTCTTGAAGAAGGATGTCTACGACACCTTTTATTCCTGAGGACTCGCTTTTCTCTACGGTTTGGAAATCTGGAGTCTCTGAGTGAAAGAAGACCACGACAGAATCCATTGGTTCAGCATCCATTGCCTGACTGATCAGCATTTCAGATTTCCTCAAATAGACGTTCTTCAGCAGTCAGATGCCTCACTTCCCTTCTTTGTGCTTCTTTCTCTCTCCTTACCCATGTCTGCCAGCTTTGCGTCCAGCCTTTATCTGACCTTCTGGTGGAGGAACCTCTGCCGTTCTCCCAGTAGAACCTGAAGTCAGTAAAGACTTTCTTAGGATCCAAATCAGGACGTACGGCTTCGATGTATTCCTTCCAGGCATCCGGTATCTCGGATAGCGAGAAGCGGTGTGTCTGTGCCTCCCGCTTCGCCGCAGGCGAGGGGGGAGGAAACTCTTCCTGATTAACTTCCTTATTAATTCCCTTATTACTTCCTTGTTCGGGGTAAAGTTCTTTACCCCCTCCCCCTAAACTTTTATACGGGGTCCCCCTAAAGTTCTTTACCCCCTCCCCTTCAAGTTCTTTACCCCCTTCAAGTTCTTTACCCCCTTCAAGTTCTTTACCCCCTTCAAGTTCTTTACCCCCTTCAAAGGCGGTTATTTTGTCGAGGTGTATAGAGAAGAAGCGTTTAGCCCCGGGGGACTGGCTCTGAGAGATGTATCCAAGATCGGTAAGCCTCTTAAGCGCTTTTCGCACTACGAGAGGAGAGCGCCTAGCAAGACGAGAAATCGTCTCCGTAGACGGGAAGCAATCCCCCGTCTGCTCGTTCAAGCAGTGGGCAAGCGCGACCAACACGGCTACTTCAGTACCGTTAGTGAGGTCGCTATTAAGAATTTGGGAGACGCACTCAAAGCTCATGAGAGCCCTCACTTAGCCGCAATCTTTGCGACTTTCGAAAGGTAAATCTCAGGGCGGTCGAAAATATCGGGGCGGATTTCCCACGGGGCGATCCCCGAAGCCTCAGCAAACTGCCAGACTCGGTTCTCAGGGACTTGTCCCCTACGTCTCCATCCAGAAAAAACCTGAGGGGTCACGGGGGCGCTATCAGGTACTCTGCTCATGCGACGGCAGAGTTCGGCGAGAGACCCCGCCCCTTCAATTGCTCGCGTAAACGTATCCATTAAATTCTCCATTTTTAATGTACACCAAAAGTATACGCTTTATTTTGTTTAATGTGAACTTTGCGTTAATCTTTATCCGCCAAAACGGGAGAATTTAAATGACCGCCTCATCTCTTATGAATCGCGTTCGAGCGCTGCTTGATGAAAAGGGCTTATCGCAAGCGTCTTTCGCCAGAAAAATAGATGTCAGCCCTCAAGCACTTTCGGCTTGGTTGTCTGGCAGGAACCGCCCCGGGATTGATGAAGTAGAGCGAATGTGCGCGGCTCTTCAGGTTTCCCCTTCTTGGTTAATAACGGGGAGAGTGGACGACCCGGCTCATCAATCATTGGTATCAGCGGACTGGGTAAGTATCCCTTTAATGGACGTAAAAGCCTCCTGCGGCAACGGGAGAGAGCTATCAAATGCAGCCGTTGTCCAGATGATTCAAGTAAATCGACCGTGGGTATCCCGACATTGCGGAGATGCAAACCCTAGGGCACTAAACATCATCGGTGTAAGCGGAGACTCCATGAGCCCCACTCTTGAAGACGGGGACTTTGTGATCCTTGACACAAGCGTTAACTCCGTCTATACGGATTCGATTTTTGCTTTTATTTTCAGTGACGAGCTTTTTATAAAACGGATACAGCGAGTTGGCAAAAGCCTAAACATCATCAGTGACAATCATCTTTACCAGACATACACGCTTTCGCCGCCAGACATCGAAAGTGGATTCAAAATTTTAGGGAGGGTCGTCACGACCTGTCTTGTTAGAAAAATCTAAAAACAACAGTTAAAACACTAGCCTCGCACTTGCGAGGCTTTTTTATGCTTCGTTTACATATAGGGGTTATCACTATAAACGTATCGTTTGATTATCGTTAACGGTAAGCGTATATTTTGAGTTGCTGAAAGAAACTAAAAGTTTACAAAGGAGCCCGCATGTACACCTACCGAATCAGCGTCAAATCCAACTTCGCGGATATCGAAGGAACCTTCTCTCAGGAGAAGCCCTTGACCTTTGAGGACTTTATCCGCCTCACAAGTGATTTCATGCCATCAGGCGACGAGATTGATGAATCAGCACACGAAGCTACGGACAAGGGGGATTGGTTCCACATCTACCGCAAGGTAAAGACTCGTTCAGGCGGCGTAGCAACCGCCGAGTGCGAGCTGATCGATTAACAGGAGACAGACATGAAAGACAACGTCATCTTGGGTACAGCCCTGTTCCTCGCGCTCATCGGCGCGGCAACGGTGCTCGGCTGGATGTACTGGGCAATCTGCGCAATCGCGGGGGCGTGAGATGGAAGGCACAGCAAAGGTATACGAAGCGGTGCTGGAAGTCGCCCGCGATCTCGGCAGAGCCGGCATCGGGAAGCGATCCTCTCAAGGACTGCGGTTCTCATACCGCTCGATTGAAGATGTGCTGGCGGCTTTAAACCCGCTTCTGTATCAGCACCATCTGATCATCTACCCAGAGCGAATTGACCAGGAACCGGAGCAGTCCGTCAGCACTCGGGGCGGCGGTGTGCAGCGCCTTGTTCGGACAACGATTACATATCGTTTTGTAAGCACTGAAGACGGGAGCTCCTTTACCGCACAGGCGCTCGGAGAAGGGCTTGACAGCAGCGACAAGGCAAGCGGCAAGGCGATGAGCTACGCGTTTAAGAGCGCGATGTTCCAGACCTTCTGCATCCCGGTTATCGGCATGCCAGACCCTGACGCCGAACAGGGAACCGAGATAGCCGCGGCGCCGGTCTCGCGGGATTTGCTGGACCGTGCCCGTGACGCCGCTATGAGCGGTCTCGAAGCATACAGAGCTTTCTTCAAGAGTGTCTCTCAAACTGAGAGAAAGAGCCTCGTCTCGTCAGGCGAGCACGAAAAATTAAAGGCATTTGCTGAAGGAGGAGAAGGAAATGCAGGCTGAATCACTTAGCCACGGAGACGCAAACCCACTCCAGCGAACCGCGAAGTGGTTCTCAGACCGTTGCGGCTGTCTCACGGCATCCCGCGCGGCTGACGCGCTGGCGATATCGGCGAAGACCGGGAAACCGCTCAAATCCAGGCAGGATCTGATTGATACACTGATCGCGGAACGGGCAACCGGAGTTGCGCAGAGTTCCGGGACGACCTGGGCGATGCAGTGGGGGATTGATCATGAAGCTGAGGCACGCGAGGCGTATGAAGCGGCTACAGGCGAGATGGTGGATCTGGTGGGCTTCATCCCGCACCCGGATATTCCTTGGTTTGGAGCGTCTCCGGATGGCTTGGTCGGCTCGGATGGGCTTGTAGAAATCAAGTGCCCGCAGACTGTAACCCACCTTCGCCGCATAGCGGCTGGGGTCCCAGCGCCAGAGTACCTCCTGCAGATGGACGTGCAGTTAATCTGTACTGGCAGGAAATGGTGCGACTATGTTGACTATGACCCGCGGCTTGAGGCAAAGAATCCGGAGCTCACGCTTTTTATCCGGAGATATGAACCCGCCCCCGAACATCTTGCGGGGACGCTTGAGGCTTGTCGGGTATTCCTCGCGGAGGTCGACAGCCAATATAGGAAGCTCATGAATCTTGGAGAGAGGAGAGAACAAAATGTGTGAAGCGAAATTCTCAATTGAAATCGGGAATGGCAACCCGAAACTGCTGATCCGTGTTGGGGCTTTCAACACACTGCAGGGTGATTACGTGCTGAAAGATAAAGAGACGTGCGAGCGGTTGAAGGCTCTGATTGATCAGGCGGAGGACTTCTTCCCCTCTGAGGGCAAAGGCCTTAAGGAGAGCGGAAATGCCCGCCAGTAAGAAGCCTCGAAAGAAGCACCACTATAAAGTCACCTGGGCGAGCGCTGAGAAACATTGCAGTTTCCTGATCCGTGGTGAGGACTGGACGCCTGACATGCTGAATGATTTCGCGCAGGACTTCCTCTTCCCCCTGGACGCGATCTACTGGAGCAAAGGGGAGGATCCTTACATGAAAAGGCTTTTTGGGAGAACCAAGGATCAGCTCGTCATGGCGTGGGTGCTTGGGAATCTTCTCATCGAGCGGGATGAATACCGGGAGGTGATCGCTGAGGCGAATAAGTGCCTGCAGGCGGCGTTTAACTGCTGGCTGGATCACAAGAGGATACTTTACCCGCAGCTGAAGCGATGCAAACACCTGATGCTTCAGCTTTTTGAGGCTATCACCTCGGTCTATCAACCACATGAAGTCAACACCTGCCACAGCCAGGAGTCTCGGAACCTCTGGGTTTTCGATAAGGCTGAAGCCGAACTGGACGGGATGCTGGGGCTTAAGGGGAAGGAGATCCACTATGCCTGAAGAAAAAATCAATCACCCGGCGCACTACAACCAGCTGCCGCACGAAGTTATCGAGATCGTTGCTGATCGGGATTTCTGTTCTGGGAACGTTGTGAAGTACCTGATGCGCGCCCCATATAAGGGAAATGCAGTTGATGACCTGAAAAAGGCGCGCTGGTATCTGATATGGCTCCTGGAGCATAACTACCCGATAGGCTCGCGCGATCTTTACCATAAGGAATACAGAATGACTTGTGAAAACGCTAATGCGATCAGCGGCCCTGGAGCCAAAGAAATCTCAAAAGCAATCAAGCTTTTTGTGTCCGGATATGGGGAGGAAGCTTTGGCCGCTATAGATAAAGCAATAGATGAACAGGAGAGCGAGAAATGAGGAAGCGTGGCAGAACAATCCCCCCGCTGGGGTTACTGATGGTGGATGTGAAAGAAGCCGCGGCCATGCTCTCGATTGGGGAAAGCACCGTGTGGAAAAAGGTGAAGGAAGATCCCTCGTTCCCTCAGCCCGTGCGCCTCAGCCCAAAGTGCACGAGGTTCAAGGTAGACGATATCAGGAAGTGGGTGAAATCCGTCGGGACGGGAGTCTCAGCGTGAGTTTCCCTTGATGCCGAGAGATTAAAGAGTGGCGTGCAGATGGAGGATAAGAAGAAGCAGACTTCCCAACCCAATAAAAAATATCCAACTGCCCCAGAAACAAATCGCCCAGAGGTGTTTAACCATAGTAACGGCAGTTAGGGCTCTTTCTTCAGTCGGCTTAAATTCAGATGCCCGGACATAATCCGCAAGAGCCCCATTAATCTTCGTCTGTAGCCAATCCTCTTCGCGTATTTTTTGCATTGCGATCCCTCCAGGAGTCTGTGCTGACCATTTTAACAAAGTGGATTCGTTGGAATGGAATATGCTATATTTTCCCTGTCCGGGATTCCGGACGCGGGATTGGCGTCCCGACTGTTAGGCGCATAGCTGCCTCATGCGGCTTTTCTTATGCGCGCAGGTCACCTTTTATGGGTGGGCTTGCAGGCTCCCTTTGGGAGGCCGGCTCCTAACACCGGTACGCCAACCTGCAAGGCCTGCCCGCCACACTTGGCGTTGTGGTGGCAGGGATTTAATTCCCTTGTTAGGAGACATGCTTATGTCTAATCTCTCTGTGTTCTCATTTGAGAAATCCCCCGTAAGAACTATCCTCGTTTCGGGTGCCCCGTGGTTTTCGTCTGCCGATGTCGGCAAGATTCTTCAACTCTCGAATATCCGTGCTTCTGTTGCGCTTTTGGATGATGACGAAAAGGGTGTAAATACAATTGACACCCCCGGCGGGAAGCAAGAAATTTCAATCGTTTCTGAGTCTGGCCTTTATGCTCTGATTTTCAAAAGCCGCCGTCCAGAAGCCAAGAAGTTTCGCCGCTGGGTGACAAGTGAAGTGCTCCCCGCTATCCGCAAGACCGGGAGCTACTCAGCAGCCACCCTCACCCCCGCGGAGCAGCTTCAGATCCGCAAGGCAATCTCGGCGCGCGCAAAGAAGAGCGCTGTCGCTTACCAGACGATCTATCACGCGCTCTATGCCCACTTTCAGGTCGCAAAGTATGACCAGATCCGAAGCGAGGACCTTCAGACCGCGCTCGACTTCATCGCGACCTGCGAGGTAAAGCTCCCCGCGCTCGAAGATAAAAACAGCATCACGCTCTCAAGAGACGAGATGGAACGTATCAGAACCCTCGTCTACTACAAAAAATATCTCTTCCGCAGGGAGCTTGACCTTGTCTATCAGCTCCTCGTTGCAGTCCAGTCTCCAGAGGCGCCGCGCTTCTACGAAATGATGAACGAGGCAAACATGAATGAGGTCGAAAAAATCCTCGCCCACCACGACATGGCCGTAAAGGATTTGCCGTTCTATAGGTACCTGATGAGCCACTAAGTTATCAGACCTCTGAGCAGCACGGGGCGGTGCTTAAGCCACCCCGATTTTTTATGCCCATTCTTTATAATCCCCACATTACTATTTGCTCTTCATATGCTCCTCCGGTCTGCAAAGCGATTTCAGGGAAACAAAAAAAATCATGGAAGAAAAGGCAGCTGAACCTGCTATTCGTTTTGCTGAATTTGCTGGCGCTTGGGAACAGCGAAAATTCGGAGAAATGGCGAACAGGCGGTCAGAAGTTTCTGCCAGCGGGAACCTCCCTCGCGTCGAGTATGAAGATATCGTTTCCGGAACTGGAACATTAAATAAGGATGTTTTTGAAAAACAGAGTCAGAAACAGGGTATTGTTTTCCACTCGGGAGATGTCCTTTATGGCAAGTTGCGTCCATACCTACAAAATTGGCTTTTAGCTTCATTTAATGGTCTAGCTGTGGGGGATTTTTGGGTTCTTGAGCCCCAAGGATTAAATAGCAATTATCTTTATAGAATCATTCAGACCAAGCAATTTGATGAAATAGCGAATCAATCCGTAGGCACAAAGATGCCCAGAGCAGATTGGAAACTTGTGTCAAAAGCTACGTTTCTAAATCCAGCATCTTTTAACGAGCAAAGACTAATTGGGAAATTCTTCAAGGATATAGATTCCCTTCTTACCCTTCATCAGCGTAAGTATGAGAAGCTCCTGAACATCAAGAAATCGATGCTCGAAAAAATGTTTCCGAAAGAAGGTGAGGTTGTCCCCGAAATTCGATTCAAAGGGTTTACTGGTGCTTGGGAAGAGCGAAAATTAGGCGATATCGCAGATATCACGGGTGGGGGGACCCCCAGTACAAGCAATAATGATTACTGGGATGGCATTATTAATTGGTACTCACCGGCAGAGATTTCAAATCAGATTTTTCTAAATTCAAGCCAAAGGAAAATAACGGAACTTGGCTATAGCAGCTGTTCGGCCAAAATGCTGCCAAGGGGAACCGTGCTCTTTACTTCACGAGCTGGAATTGGCAAAACGGCCATTCTATCGGCAGAAGGTTGCACTAACCAAGGGTTCCAATCGATTGTGCCTCATGCCAATGAACTTGATTCTTACTTTATTTTTTCCAGAACTCATGAACTGAAAAAATATGGCGAAGTCGTTGGAGCCGGGTCTACTTTTGTAGAAGTTTCTGGGAAACAAATGGCGGCTATGACGCTAATGATGCCGCCAAAGTTCATTGAGCAAAAAATGATCGGCGATTTTTTCAAGCGCCTGGATTCAATTCTTACCCTCCATCAGCGAAAGCTGGAAATGCTTAAAAACATAAAGCAGGCTTTCCTGGATAAGATGTTTGTTTAGACTGGCTATCCTTTTAGATAAGTGTTCTAATCCATAGGGAAGATAGCATCCGCCCAATCCCGAAAAAAACGGCCGCATTCCGTGCATAGTGCCTGCCGGCCCCTGAGATCCCGGAGGGGCTCTGTGCAGAGCGTAGGCCGCTAATCTGAAAAAATCTTCTTGGATTTGCCACAGAGACCGTAATTGTTCTCCAGGGATGAAGTTCCCGTAACCTTCTCCTTCGACGTGGATAACCAGTACCCCAAGCTCTGGAGATAGCTTAAGCTGTTTTTGGCCTGGTTTAACGCCGGCTTCAGCAAATTCCAACAACTCCTCAAAATTGTTGATTTCGATCGTCCCTGAACTTAAAGAATTTCCCATGGCGAAGCCCTCCTAAAGCTTATAGCACTGCCTGTTTATCCGACATGAACCAATGACATGCAGAATTTCCCCCAGGCATCGTAGACCTCACGCATATCACCCAGAGCCTGCTCCCGATCGTACGCGCACTGGTAGGACTCGTTGCGGTGATCCAAGCAGCTTTCTCTCAGATCGCGCGAGAACCGCTTGTGGGAGTATCCCTTGGCATCCTTGGCCCAGGTATTGAAAGTTGCCCGCGCGAGCCCGTGGAGGGTCACTATACGGGGTTTGCCGGTCTTCGCATGGAACTGATCGGGGTCTACCCAGCCAATCCCGTCAATTCTTTTCTGTTTGTCGTGCATGCGCTTAATCAGCGCCCGGACAGAATCACGGGAAAAAGGAGAATTTCTCCCCTTGTTCACATTGGGGAAAATATAGGAATCTGGAGATCCCCCTACCCGTGGGGCTGATTCCAGCAGCTGAACGGCTTCTAGGCAAAGCGGTGTTTTGCGGTCAAAGGGAATCTTTTCGCTCTTCACCTTCATGCGGGCACGAGGAATAACGTGCAGCCACCTCCCATCATCATCCTGCTGGATTTCCCCCCATGTTGCTTCACGCGCTGTTGTGTTGCGCGCTGAAGTAAGGATCGCGAATGCAAGGCAGCGGGCCGTCTGGCTAACCGGGACAAGCTGCATAAGTGCCTTAAAGAAAGCCGGCATACGTTTCGGCGGCAGTGCCGGCTCGTGCCCGCCTTCCGGTCGATTTAGTGGCAGCAAATCCCCTAAACGCCCGTCCACCACCTGGCACGGGTTAACCATCGGCGGGATCATCTCCGAGCGTATTGCCCAATCAATCGCTCTTTTAGCGTCGCTAAGGATCCTTTCGGGCGTGTCAATCATGGTCCCCCACTTTTCCCCCAGGGCATCACAGAACATCTGAGGTTTCAGGTCTACAACCGGGCAGTCTCTGATTTCTTTAGGGATGTGATTCCTGAAAAAGCCATCCCAAACCAGATCGCGGGATTTTTCAGCGTTTTTCCACCTCCCCCTCTTTGTGTTGAACTCAATCCACTTCCAGATAAGTTTTTCAAAGGTTAGTGCGTCCTTCTCTTTTTGAGGTGCCGGGGAGGGGCGTAGCGCGTCTCTGGCCGCTTTCTCCTGCTCAGATGGGTCAATCCCTTCCGCTATCAGTTTCCTCCATCTGAGCCCCTTCTCGAAGGCCTCAGCGAGTGACATTTCGGGATACTTCCCGAGAGTAAAGACCCGCTTCAAACCACGATCCCGAAGCAGGAAATAACGGGCATATGTCCCGTCCTTGAGCTTCCTGACTCCAACATAAAGCCCGGGGACAATCCCGCATGAAGCGTCAGCCGTCAGGGCTTTCAAACGCTTGTCAGTCATCCTGTTTGCCACGCGCAT